GCCTGTTGGAACACTATCCAAAGAGGAAAATGCGTAGCGCTTTCCGGCAATATAAAGCTCTGCCTGATTGCTTGGGCTGGAGGAATCGAAAGATACGGAATACGAGGTTATTTTGCCAAACTGGTCCGATATGCTATTGGGATCAACGGTCAACGCTGTACGCGGTCCACTCGAGAACTGCCGCCAATATATCAAGCCGCCATTGCCAGCCGCATTGTTTATGTAGAAAAGCTCTTGGCTTGACGTTGTTCCTTCAAAAAACCGCCCGAGGTTTCCTCCGCCCCACCCGTTAAGCTTTGCCAATACAAAATAAGTTCTCGGCCCTTGCGTGCCGACAATATCCGTCAGGACTTTATCTGTGGTCCCCGCGCCGTCAGTTGAACCGAATCCGCGACCGGTGCCGATAATGCTTCTTTGTAATTTTGTGCCGGTCGCCGTGTATAGCTTGCCGTTTACGACTTCGGCGCACGCATCCAACCTGATAACGCCCGACAGACCTTTAGTAATCGGGTTTGCAAAATCAACCTTGACTGAGGTCGATGGCTGGCTGGTGCGAACCCTGCGGATTAACTGAACATGCATTTAAGTCGGCATGTAGCTGAACGGCGTTATTTTTACGGTCAGGGGATTGCTGGAATAGCTGGATTGCTGGCCGCAGTTATTGGTTACAAAAAAACGGGCCTTTTGAACTCCTTCAAGACTGATGACAATCGGCTTTATCATTGCAACGTCCTGATTGTCGACTATCCACGCGCCGACCCATTTTGCTATATAAATGATGTCTGACGCGCCAGGCTCCGGCGTTTCGTCGCTAGTCCCGTCGATATCGTCCTGAATCATGTACAGGTCAAACGTGCCGCCTGCCGTCGGTGCTGCGGCGAATGTATCGGGCACGCCGAGGACTGCACGCGCCCACGGGTATAGGTTTGTCGAGTTGTCCAACTGCGTGTTGGTCAGCCCGGTCAGCCCAGTATAGGTGTTCGCGCCACTCGCCAGTGTGGCAGCATGAGAAATCACCGTGGTTGAACTTCCGAACACCATTTTCAATTCATTAGCCATGGCTTAGAACCTGTTCAGCGCGTTCGAGATTTCGCTGATGGGGATATTGCCGGGAAAGCTAAGCTTCAGCGCTGAGATGGTGTTTTCAGTTGCAGTCGTGCCACCAAGATACTTTTCGCCATTCGTTGCGGGGCGAGTGCACGCAGTAAGGACAGCTTTGCTGTCCGTGGTTCCCCATACGTCAGTCACCGCCTTGCGAAATTTCTGCCTGCCAAAATTTATCGGGGCGAAGTCAAGCATAAGACGCCACGCCTCGCGCTTGCCAGCAACAAGCCCGTCGAACTTGGTCACGTCCGTGACTTCGAACATGTCAATGCCGGTCATTGCAGGATTCCACGCGGACTGTGCGGAGTCGGCATTGATCCATTGTTCCATCGCGACATCGTTGCGGATAGCAAGTGCGTCAACGCATGCCTGTTTGGTTTCAGCGCGAATCGCTGCGGCGAGGATTTGAAGTTGTGCGTCGAGCATGGTTATTCCTTTCGATTGTCGTTGTCATTTCGGTAAAATTCGTCGAAATCCAGCCGGTAAGGCGGCTCTGGTGGCTCTGGCCTCCAGTACTCCATGGCCAGCGCGAACATGATGCAGACCGCTGCGCCAACACAGACGACGACTATGACGATCCACCACAGGTTATGCATGACGGTGAAAAACTCCACAGCGTGGCTCACGGCAGAATATCCTGCTTCATGACGATGACGCTGTTACCCTGCTGATAGACATACACGCCATCAAGCTCGGCGACAAGCCAGCAGACTTCCTGCGCGCCTTCCGTGCCGACGCCTTTGATGGCGCGGCGCTTGAACATCCTGCCACCGACAAGCGACACGGTGATATCTCCATCTGTGCCGACGTGATTTCCTTCCGCGTCTGTGGTGATTTCATGGACAGCCGTCATTTCTGTACCTCTTGTTTGCTACGATTCTACTAACCGCAAATTGGCTAATTTTATATTCATCAGCGATTGATTGTTGAGACCGAATGCCCTTCCCATACTCGGCACGTATCTCTTCTGCCTGCCCCTGAGTGAGTTTTGCTCTTCCGTTTCTCTCCCCGCAACCAATTCCTTTTCTGCGATTTCTATCAACCATGTCGCGCATGTTCTGAGCATGGTTCCCAAGATATAGGTGGGCCGGGTTACAGCACAGCGTGTTATCACATCTGTGCAGAACCATTTTCCCTTCGGGGATAGGCCCGTTGGTGATTTCATAGGCGACGCGGTGCGCTCGACTTTGCCTGCCTTTCCAGCCGAGAGCACCGTAAGGCGTTGTGTTTTTTGGCCCGACTTTTGAAAAACCCGACCATTCCCAACACACATCTTCACTACCTCTCTTTACGCGCTTCCAAAAAGCCTCTGTTCTGTACGCTTCCCAACGCGCGACCATGTACTGCTTTTTCATATCAACCTCCTGTGATAGCGAGGTTACATTATACACCTATATCATATAGATGTTATACCTCGTCCCATGAAAGCGTCAATGTCTCGCTCGGCGTGATTCCACCAGATGCGGTCGTCCCTACCGTCAGCATCATGACGCAGTGATCAGCCTTCTCGCCGGTGCTGGTGTAGGGGCCGGCACCTAGGGTAAGCGGGGATCCGCTGGTGTACGTGAATGCGTCGGCATAGCCCGCCGTCGCGGTGGCTTCTGCCGGCGTGGCATAGGCGGTGACTGCTTTGGCATAGAGTGTAACGCCAGTTCCAAGCCCATTCGCGCCGTCCATATAGACCTTGACGTTGGTGATCTCTGTGTAGGTGCCGCCAGACACGTTCATTCGCAGCCACTTCTCGAACGAGTAGTCGACGCCGGCGCCTGGTTTCACCATCGGGTTGCTGGTGTCGACGGTGCTGTTGTCGGCATTCTTGAATCTGATATTCCCGCTCGTCTTGTCCGTCTGTGTTCCACCGGCTCCGTTTTTTTCGACTAGCTGTACTGTTGCGGCCATTGGGTTTCCTTTTTAGGCGTCTTCTTCGATCTGGGTGGCGTGGGCAATGTTTCCTGCCTTGTCGCGAATGATGGTTGTTTCCGTCTTGCGTGCCGGGAGCGTCAATTCGACAGATGCCGGCATCACGGTATTTTCGACGGTGATATTCGGCTGTGCGACATTGACGACCGGAGCAGGATTGGCCGGGGCGTGGTTATCGACTCGTACCGCAGGCGCGGCGACATTGACAACCGGGGCGGGCTGCTCCGGGATGATGTTGTCGACGCGAACATCTGCCGGTGCGACATTGACAATCGGGGCAGCAACATTGATGACGTGGGATGGTTGCTCACGCACCGCCGCAGCAATTGCCGATACGCCAGCTTCGAGCCGCGCCGAGTTCTGCTCTTGGTGCCGTTGCATGATTTCGGCGATTTCACGCTGGTGTTCAATCTCGGCAAGCGCTTTGCCGTTGGCCTGCGTGTCGGCGCTGGCGTCGGCAGTATCAACGGGTGAGACTGGCGGCACGGCGATGACGTCGACTGTTATCCCGAGCGTTTCAAGATGTTTCCGCTCGTCGGCAATCTCGGCGAAGATTTTGTCAGGATCTTCGCCCCTAGCGCGGATGGTTTCGGAAATGCTGGTGATGCCAGCAGAAATTTCCGCACGCGCCGCGTTGACGTCTTTGAGCGGGTCAACCCACTGCCGACGCGGGGGAGTCCACTTGGCCATGGCCGGCGCAGGGGTGCGGATAGCCTTGACGGCGAATGCAGTCTCTGCCCAGCGTTTCCAGATCGGCGCCAACATCATCGGGACCAGCACATGCCACTGGAGCATGTCGACCGTCTTGTAAAATTCAACGAGGCCGGCGCGAATTGAGGAGTAATTCACGTCCGACAGATCGCCAGTCATCTGCTCGTAAGTGATCCCGATGCCCGAGGCGATCGCCCGTAGCTGCGTTTTGGTATAGGCGCCGTAATCGCCGCCATTGGCCGGCGCACCGAAGCGGATATCCTGCCCTGGCTTGAGATACTGGATCAGCCCCGCCCCAAGCGTTTCGATCCGGTTCCCGTTGATATCAGTTGTGCCTTCGGAGAGGCTGACGCCATTGTCTTCGGTGGTGACAATCGCCGAGAAACAAGACTCGATTCCCTTGCGGACTAGCTCGGCCTCTTCGTAGTCGTCAAGGTCCCGCATCTTGAGCAGGATGCTGGACATTCGCGGCACGCCGCGAGACTGTCCGGGGCGCAACCGCTCGAAGATATGCAATACCTGATCGGCCGGGATCCGTTTCGATTCCAGCGGCTTCGATCTGTTCGCCACGTCGCCAGGGTGCTGGTTGTGGAGGTGATAGGCAACGCGCTGGCCGATGGCGTTGTATTCAATCCCAGATATCAACCAGCCGCCGCCGTTGACGGCTCCCGTCTTGGTGGCGTCGAGATAGTCCGGCTCAAGCACCTGCAATTGCAGCGGGACAAGTAGCCCATCTTCTGGCCGGCGTTCCCGGTAGCGAATCAGGCATTCGCCAGACTCGAAAACGCAGCGCATAACGAGGGCCTGTAGGCCGTAGAAGTCCAGCATGCCATCGGCGTCGCATTCTGTGGTCCACTGCTCGAATGCTTCCTTCGCGCTGCCAGCCTTGACGGTGATTCCCGTGCCAACCACATTCGCGACGTACACATCACGGGCGCGGCTGGCGTATGGGTTGTCCCGGCACAGTGAGCGGGTGCGATCCCGCAGCTTGACAGCGCTGCTAGCGACTTCGGCATCCGCGCTCGTGGCTCCGGTGATCCAGCCTCCGGTGCGTCGGCCAGTCTTCGCGCCTTCGTAGGCTCGAAGGTTCAGCGAGTCCGCAGCACGGGCGCCGGCGCGCTGTATCGCAGCACGGGCAACCTGGCGTTTCAACCCGGCTTCCGGGCTGAACAGGGTGATCAGTTTGTCGAGTGCGTTCAATTCCGCACCCGCTGAACATAGCTCTGTGTGACCGGCGTCGCGATCGTCGCAGCGGCAATCAAGCCGGCTTCTATTTCGCGCTTGGCCTTTAGCAAATCGCTGATAGAGCGATAGGTGACGCGCCGGTTATCTATTTCGACGGTTAATTCACCCGTCGCGATTGCAGCCTCAATCGCCGCGAGCTGTGTCGTGGTATATGCCATTGTTTCCCGTTATTCCGATGCGCCAGGTACTGCCCGTCGTGATTGTGGCCAATGTGGCGATTGCAAATACACGAAGAATTGCAACTATCGACCTTTGCGGATTCGCCAGACAGTCGTTTTGTTGACGCTGAAACGCTTGGCGATTTCCTCGTATGTTCCAACGGCCTCCCGGATTTCTTTTCGCAACATCGGCGAGCGCACGGCAATGTACACTGGCATGCCACCCCAATTCAGGCGCAGTGATCTGTCGATATCGGCGCGCTTGGGCTTGGGGATTGTCACGTGTTCCGAAACAGTGTCGATAACGGACACGATAAAGTCATCTTCTTGCACGGGCGCGAATCCTTTCATTGAGTTCTGCCGCACGGGACGCGAGCAGGTTTGTCGGTACGGATGGCGAATTCTTGCCGCTCGCGGATTCTGAAACAGTTGCAGCAGCCCGCAATTCGAGGTTGATTCCTGACAGGCGTAGGGCTGCCAGAGCGTATTTCCAACAGTCCAAGGCTTCGTTGCGTGGGCGCGTCTGCACCCACTCGGCGTAGGGGCGGGTGCCACGCATCTTCGTCACCAGCTTTTCTGCGGTGAGCTGTGCGAAGTATTCGTCATCAAAGCTGGCATCGCTCGGGAAGTGTATATACGCCGGTCCGGGCGTGATGATCTTCAGGCGGCTGTAGATCAGCGCCTTTGCCTGATCGTCGCCGATTAGATGCACCGTCAATCCCCGCTTGATCTGTCCGCGCAGGCGCTGGCGACGGGCTTTCTCATTTTCAACAATCGGCACGTTCGGCCCGGCCCGACCCTTGACTGCTACGGCCCATCGGCGCGGCTCGCAGAAGGCGTAAACCATGCTGGTGTTGTAGCCGCTGTCTATTGCGACAACTTCCGGCGCCCAGAACCGCAATTCTCCGTCGAGTTGCATCCACACGTCAGGCTGTGCCGTGTCGCCGGGAATGATGATGTGATCCATGGTCCACGCCTCTTCGCCGTCTCCCCAATCGACCACGGTGACCTCAATCCGGTCCTTCTGTACGTCGACGCCTGCGGTGCGGGCAAGCGCTTTTGGCTTTTCGTCGTATTCTTCGAGCCTGGTTATCAGGCCGGTAGCGTCTATCTGATCGCCACGTTCTTCCCAGACTTCGCCAAGGTGGGTATTGACGAATGTCCGCAGCGTTGATGTTGATTTGACTGCGGTCAGCCACTCCTTGACTAGATCAGACCATGATGGACCGAGGCCAATTGGGGCATAGAGGGCGCTGATGTGATAGCCCCGCGTGCTGCGCTCCGGGTTTCCGGATATCCAGCGGCCCGCTGAAAGCATCGCCGGCTTGTTGTGTTCGTAGATTTCTCCATTGCAGGCG